TATTCCCAAGGTCTATAATCGTGCCATTATCTGTGACATTAGAGTTCCCTAAAGACTGTGTGCCAGTCCATTTAGTCATAGTGTTTGCGGTACCTGAACCAGAAAATATATTTTGATTATCAATTTCTTGCCATACGGTTCCGTTAAATATAACCCAATCACCCGTTTGCCAGCTATTAAATCCATCTAAATTTGTAGTTCCAGGTGTCCCTACAATGTAGTAATATCCCTGAACCCCTACACCTGATGCAAGAGGAGGTGTGTTAGTTGCAGCATTCCATGATCCTTGAAAATTTAACCCCGAGGGTAGTTGGTCTACCCAGGTTACACCTGTAGTGGTGGATGATA